TAACATCTCCTGATGGAGACGGAGTACAAGATCCGTTGTTAATTAGATTTTCATCACAAGAAAATCCATTAGATTGGTTCCCGACTGCCACAAACACAGCTGGTGATTTAAGACTTGGTGGTGGATCGACCTTTGTTCAAGCTGTTGAAACGAAGCAACAGTTGCTTGTTTTTACAAATAAAACACTACACGCCATGAAATTTATAGGTCCTCCATTTACTTTTGGTCTGCAAGAACTATCAAAGAACATAACTATAATGAGTCCTTCTTCTGCTATTGCTGTAGAAGATGCAGTGTATTGGATGGGTGTTGATACTTTTTATGTGTATGGTGGCGGTCAAACTGTACAATTACCATGTACTGTTAAAGATAAAGTCTTTTTAGATTTTAATTTTGAAGAACGAGACAAAGTTCATGTAGGTGTTAATTCTGAATTTAGTGAGCTATTATGGTTTTATCCATCATCTGGTAGTGTCGAAATAGATAAATATGTTGCTTATAATTATTCAGAAAAAGTATGGTATTATGGAACAATGGCTCGTCAAGCATGGCTTGACAGAGGTATTAGAACTTTACCTGTAGCCACTGGTGATCAATATTTATACAACCATGAAGTAGGTTACGATGATGATGGATCAGCTATGACATCGTTTATTGAATCTGCACCAATAGATATAGGCGATGGTGATAAGTTTGTTTCATTAAAAAGAGTTATACCAGATGTGACATTTAACGGATCAACAAGCACAAATCCAGATGTGTCCTTTACAATGAAGGTAAAAGATTTCCCAGGTGCTGACTTTAGTCAAACTGAATCAGGTAATACACAGAGATCTACAACTAGTCCTGTAGAACAGTTTACAAAAAAATTAGATTATCGTCTTCGAGGTAGATCTTTCGCTCTACGGATTGACTCTACCTCGTTGGGAACTAAGTACAAGTTAGGATCTCCAAGGGTTGATATAAGAGAGGATGGAAGACGATAATGTTAGTAACCAGTATTCCTCAATATATTCAAGGTTTAACAAATGCAAAAGTTGATCTAACAACAACTAATAACACTATTTTATATACAGCACCTACTGGAGCAGAATCAAATGCCTCAGTTATTAATTCAATTTTAGTTCATGATAGCAGTAACAATGGTGATACTTTAACTGTAACTTTAACAGACAAAGACAATAATATTTTTGAATTGTTTGAAAAAAGTGTAGCAGGACACGCAACCGAAGAGATACTAACAAAAGATTTGATATTGCAGGGTGGAGATATCATAAAAGTACAAGCGGGGAATGCAAACAGACTTATTGTTGTGGCTAGTATACAAGAGCTAATTAAAACTAGAATCACAACAAGTGCGATAACACAGATATTGTAGAAAAAACAAATAATTGGTATTATAAGCTATGGGTATATTTAGAAACATCACTAAATCATTAAAAAAAGCAGCGCCAATGATTGGAAGTGCTATTGGTATGTATTTTGGTGGACCTCTTGGTGCATCAATAGGCTCAGGTATTGGGTCTCTTGCAGCAGGCCGAAGTGCAGAAGAAGCCTTAAAAAATGCTGCTCTTGCTGGTGCTACAACGTATGCAATGGGTGGTAAAGATTTTGGTAAAGGTTTTAAATTTAGCACCTCTGGTTCTCCTTTTGCTAGTAGAGAGGTAGTTGGTGCTCAAAAATTTGGGTTTGAGGCTGCAGGCGCTCCGTCTGGTATAGTTAAAACTGCAGGAGACATGTATCCTGCAATACAAAAATCTGGTAGTTTCTTTACTTCTCCAACTGGCATAGCAACTCTTGGTCTTGGTGCATTGGCACTTGGTGGTGAAGAAGAAAAACCAACAATGGGTCAAAGAAGACCAGATCCAGTGGGTAAATCAAGATTAGGAGTAGGTTTAATAGGAGACAAAGCTTACGATTTAGATGATGAAGAAGATAGAAAGAGATATTTTGAAGATCTTAGAAGACAACAAGGTGTATCGCCAACTGAATTTCGTGCAGCAGGTGGAGAGGTAGAAGGCCCTGGAACAGGAACAAGTGACTCTGTACCAGCAAGACTTTCTGACGGAGAATTTGTATTGACTGCCAAAGCCGTAAGAGGAGCTGGAGGTGGTGATAGGGACTTGGGTGCAGCAAGAATGTATGATATGATGTCTAAACTAGAGAGGGTTGCATAATGGCACAGACCACACAAGAACAAATAGTAAGACTGGCTCCCTTTCAAGAGGAGTTTTTAGCTGATATATTTCAAAGTGCGAAGGATTTAACTGGCACTGGTACACAGATGCCTTTTTCTGCACAACAGTTAGCAGGACTTTCAGAAGGACAACAACAAGCAATATCAAGAGCCATGTCTGGTGTTGGTTCATTTGCACCTTTTCTTCAACAAGGAGCAGAAGCCGTTGGTCAAGGCATAGGACAATTAGGAACGGCACAACAAAGAGTTGCCGCGGCTGGAATAGATCCGACTAGCTATCAACAATTCATGGATCCTTTTACAGAAGATGTGATTGCAAGAACTCAACAAGATATTGCAGATAAAGGTGCACAACAACAATTACAAGCACAAGCAAGTGCCGCTGGACAAGGTGCATTTGGTGGTTCAAGACAAGCAGTATTACAAGGACAGATAGCTGCTGATGTTATGGATCAACAAGCAAGAACGGGTGCACAGTTAAGATCAGCTGGTTTTCAACAAGCACAAAACTTAGCACAACAAGCAGCGCAACAACAATTAAAACAAGCACAACTAACTGGACAATTAGGTCAGACAGTCGCAGGTCTAGGTGTTCAAACAGCAGGTTTAGGTCAACTAGGACAACAGATGGGTGTTCAAGACGTTAATACATTATTAGGTATTGGTGGATTGCAACAACAGCAAGGACAAAGAGAGCTTGATATTACAAGAGCTAATCAGTTAGCTCAACAAGCATTGCCTTTCCAGAGAATAGGATTTATGTCTGATATCTTCAGAGGTGTCCCAGCATTGCAACAGACATATTCAACCACGACCACACCACCACCGAGCAGAACATCACAATTATTAGGACTTGGTATTGCAGGTCTGGGTGCAGCTGGTAGTGCAGGCGGAATAGGTAACTTGTTTAACACTGGAGTGAGACCTACATAATGAGCGTATACAATAGAAAGATGTTTCGTAAAAAAGGTGGTGGAGCTGCTGGTATCATGGCTAGTGGACCAGAGTTAATTAAAGCACAACAAGGTGCTTTTATGGGGCCTGGTATTCCTATGTCTGGTGTAAGAAATTTTTCACCTGCAGCTTTAGGATCAACTAGAATAGATAATCAATCCGTTAATCCACTAAGTGGATTTCCAGGATTTATTAAAGATGCTTTTACTTCTTCTAATCCTAGTGCTTTAGGACAAGTTATAAATTATTCTTTAAAAGGTTTAGACGCAAAGAAAAGAGCAGAAGAAGAAGACAAATCTGAAGAAGCAAACAAGGCAGCTAAAGACAAAATAATAACACCATTTACACAAGGTGCGATAGAAGCAGCAACTGGGGCTGAGCCAGACATAGAGGCGAAAGATCCCCCAGGTGTAATTAGTGATACAATAGCTAGTTTGAAGTTATTTAAGAAAAACATTACACCCACAATTGAAGAATTTAAGAAGAATTATACTGATTTACCAAGAGAAGTATTTAATCTTGGAGTAGATAAACTTACGTCATTTCTAAAGAAAAAGACTGATGAGACTTCTTTTTTAGATGCAGCAGGAGAAAATCAAGGAGCTATTGGTTCTGTGGCAGCAAAGAAAAACTTATATGAACTAGAAAAAGAATCAAGAATAGAACAAGGATTTTTACCTGCGCCTGGTGGAGAAAAAACAAAAAAAGAAGGTGAGATTGTAATTGTAGGTGGTAAAGAAAAACTAAAAACAACTGACACAAATGGTAATGAAATAATAACAGATTTAACAGAAAAAAAGAAAAAAGAAGTTAGCCTATCAGAAAGTGCAAAAAATCTTGGAGATTCTGAATACGATAAAAAACAATTAGCAACAACAGAAGAAACTGGGCAAGGAAGTAAAGCCAATCAAACTGTTGCCCTTTTGGACTCTAACTCTGAAAAATCTGCAAAAGATGGTTTAACTAACACCTCTACTTTAGAGAAGTTATTTAGAGATAAGTTATT